TGGCTCTGGTGCAGTTGGTTCTGGAGCACCATCAACCAAATCTGCTGGAGTTAAATCTTCTGGAGCAGGAGTATCAGTTGTGACATCTGCTTCAGGGTCTGGAGCAATCTCAATACCTGCATCCTCAAGAGCCTTAACAAGGTCTTCGTGAGGGACACCCTCATCCCTAACATATTCATAAATCATTTGATTAGTAGGCTTAGGGGTAAGAAGGAATCCTTCAATTAATCCTTTATGCTTACCTGAAGAAAATGCTTCAACAAACCAAGCAATTTTTTGCCCAACAGTTAGAGGAAGATTTTCTACATCTGGCTTAGGAAGTGGTGTTTCTTTTTTCTTTTTAGGCTTAGTTGGTTCTACAGGTGTTACATCTTCTGGAAGAGTTGCTTCTGGAACAACAGTCTTTGCAGCCTCACGAGCGGCAGTAAGAGCATCTTGATTTTCAGTAGTACCAAGAGCCTCATCATAAATCTTGGCAACTTCCATCTTGGCATCCAAGCCCTTTTCATCCAAAGCAGCATAAACCGCTTCAGCAGGAACCTGCTCAATACCTTCCTTAAAAGGAAGAGGAGAGTAGCCAGTAGCGTTTCCACCCTCACTCTGAGGAAGGATAGCCATCTTTAGACGAGCAACAAGACCTTCAGCCTTCCACTTACCTGCAAGAACCTTAGGGTCATCCGTGTAGTCAGGACTATCTTGCCCATCGTGACCTTCTGGCTCCCAACCTACTTGCTGTGGAGAAAGTTTGTAAGCACCATCAGGGTACGAATACTTAAAGTCATCAGGAGCACCCTTTGCAGGAGCAGTATCTACAGGTATCTCAAATGGGCTCTTGATATCAAAAGGATTCTTACTTGGGTCATACATATCGTTAATCTGCTGGTCAGTCAGATGAGCAATAGGCTGACTACCTTCTGCCTTTGCAAGGTTTGCATCATCGCTTTGAAGAATTTTTTGAACTTCAGCCCACGATTTTGCTGTACCAAGGTCTACACCAGTACCACGCTGAGAGATAGAAAATGTTCCATCTTCGTTCTTAACAACATTATAAGAGTCATCAGTGAAACCCTTACCCTTACCAGTGTGTGAGTCATCTGGATGGAATCCGTGAGGCGCATCAAAGTATTGAAGTTTTGACTCATCCATAATATGGTCGCTTGCTGAGTGCTTAGCAGCAACACCTGAGAAACCATCAGCAGTTGGATTAATAACCGCTTTGATGAACTCACCTGAATCAACATTAATATCAACTAATTTGCCGTTAGGAAGTTCAACGCGAACAACTTTTCCATCAGGGCTGTTAGAAACAGTATGACCAGTAAGACGCTCTACAACACCATTAGCACGCTTAATAAGGGCACTAATGCCACCACCCTGATAAGCAAAGCGACCCTTACGGTCACGACGCTGAAGCATCGCGCGAGCACGGCGAGCAAGAGTAGAGTTACCGTCACCAAAAGCTGCAACTAAAGCCTCTAAAGGAACTCTAGATTCCTTCATAAGGCTAAGACGAGTCATAGCGTACTTATGTTGTGGAGAATCAGGAGTTGAATCAAAAGCAGTAGCAAGAAGTGGCTTAGCCTCATCAGAAATACGGTTATCTGAAAGAATCCACTGAACCTGAGCGTCACGCAAAGCAGAAGCAGTCATAGCGTGAGAAGCAGTAGATGCTGGGTGACCAACCGGAAGTAGGTCAGTATTCTTTGGCTGAGCGTTTAGGCTCTTATTCTTTTGAGCAAGAGTAATAAAAGAAGATAATTCACGAAGGGCTTGGAACTCACGAACTTCAAAAGCAAGACTACGAGTCGTGTTCAATGAACGCTTGACAACAGCAAGTGCAGATTTAAGATGAACCTGACGCTCTGCTGGCATAGAAGCATTGGCTTCATCAATTATTGAACGAACTTGAACTTTAAGTAGTGCAACCTGATGTTTAACAGAGTTTGTGTTGTTCACGAAGAGATACCCTTCTCAAAGACCGGAAGTAAGTCTGCGTCAATACTGTTGTAACCTAATTCTGCCAGATTTTTAGCACGGCTATATGGCTCTTCACCATTTTTTACACCGCGTAACCAAGCAGCACGCATTGCAGTTACAGATTCATAACCAAAATCAGAGAACTCTGCTAAAGCAAGAATTGCTTCTTCTGGTGATTCGTATTCTGAATATTCTTTTAGTTCAATAGATAGTTCTTCTTTGTAATACAAGTTATCTACATCTTGTTCTAAATTATCTCTGCTGTATTCAAGAATTGCATCAGAACTAACAACTCCGTCTGGAATAACTGCAAATCTGCACTTACCCATTGGTTCAACTGGTAAGGAGATAATGTGACACTGATTTCCACCTAAATAGAAAACACAGTTAGAGCAGTTAACTCCGATAGATGCAACTTCATTTTCTTCAGCAGGAGTGTATCCAGCCCATACGCCTGTCTCATCTTCGTTGAACTTTCCATACTTGTCTACAATTTCAAGCAGTGCTTTAGCCAAGTCTTGCTCTTCTGGAACAAGGTGACCAGCAGCAGTAATTGTTGAAGCAGAAGAGGATTTCTTAGTGCTTCTTGGGTGAGATGCAGGAAGTAAATCATTATCAGTCTTATAGTTTGGATTTGAAGGTTTACCGCTTTTTAGTAAACGCAAGAAAGCATTAACACGACCCATAGCCCATTGGTCACGAGTCATTCCTGGTCGGTGACTTCCTGAGAAAGCACCAGCACCGCGCCGGTACACAGCCTTAAGCATCCCTAAAGTAGCCTTGCGACCATCAGAAGCTTTTTCGTTATGGTCTTTTACTTTATTAGAAAGTGAAGTTTCAACTGCTTTAGAAAAAGTAACTGCTTTAGATTTCCCAGAGGAGGCAGAACCTTTAGCGTTCTTACTAGAACCGTGGATTCTGTCTTTCTTTGGAGCAGGAGTCTTTGGGTCTGAGTTAGGCACTTGGCTGTTCCTCCTGCGTTACTGGACCACCTGCAACCCAAGCACGGCAAGTGCGTGCAGAAGCGCATTTGAAATCAAAGATTTCGCAGTAGCCAAGGTCACCCTTAGCATCAATTGCTTCAAACTCATCATTGTCATCGGTTAGACCGCCTTCAATGCAAGCCTTCATACTTGGAGTCTGAATAAATACCGCACAGTTACCACAACGCTGTTGCTTTGCCTCTTCTGAAGTGACATGCCACTCGTCAGCAAGAGCCTTCCAATATTCATCATTAGGCTCTGCAGGATTAAGAGGACCATACATTGCTGTATCAATAGCCTTCTTACGATGCTCAAGGTTGATTGCAATGTCCTGAGTAGCAGGAGGGCAAGAATCTCCAGCGGCAGCCGTTACAGGTGTTGCACCTTCTGTCGCAGGTGCTGCACCTGGAGCACCGCCACCAAGAGCGTCCATCACATTCTGTGGAAGAGGAGCAACAGAAGCAGCCTGTTGAGCACCCTTAACCTTGCTCATCAAATCAGGAGCAAGAGCAGAAAGCATCGCTTCTGTAAGTTCAGGGGTAATCATCCCCTTCTCAAACATCATACGAATTGAGAGTTCATCAGGAGTAGGTGCATCTGCATCCGAGAAGCCATGAGCGTGTCGCCAAGTCTGCCAAGAAACTGCAGCTTTTTCAAAACCTGAATCAGCATCAGCAGCGCGGTCATTACGAGTAGCAATAGCTGATGGGTCAAACCAAACAACAATACGGTCAACATCAGTTTCCGCAAAACCATTTGCTAAAAGATAAGGACGCAAGTAAACAATTGTGAGTGCATCTGCAATAAGAAGCATAAGAGGTTCAATGTGCGTCTTATAAAGTGTCTCTTCAATATGCAAAGCGTTTGAGTACTTAACATTGGCAAGACCAGTAATAATATCTTTAGGAACATCTAAACCATGAAGAATACGTTCAAGCACCTTGTCAGAGCGATGAGCAAGAGCAGGGTCAAAGGAACGCTCAAACTTGAACTGCTTAATCTTGTCGCCAAGTTCTGCAGGACCACGAATGATAAGTGGAACAACTGCGCTGGCTGAGTCCTCATCCTTAATAGGAGTTGTCATCGCATCAATGAGTTGCTCTTCAAAATCGTCCTGAGCCTCTTCAGCAAGGATTGCTGGGTCAAGAGCAGTATCACCATCTGCATATGGATAGTCAGGAACTGGGTTAGCAGAAACTGAAAGACCATCTGGCAAATAAAGAGCACCAGCGTTAAGGCGTGAACGAGCAGTAGCGCGGAAAGTACGGTTAAGAAGAAGTAGTTCAGCGCAGAGGTCTAATAGACCGCGTAGTGAAGAATCTGCTTCATCTGAGAAGCGAGGATGTGAACGCCAGATTCGACCAATAAAAGCATTTGCTCCTAGTTGAATACCGCCAACTTTTTGTGCGCCACCAAAACCAGAACTACTATTTGTTTGCTCACGGCGACCAACAACGCTATAGCCACCCTTAGCATCCGTCATCACTTCATCAACGGACTTGATATCCCAAGACTCTGGGATTCCGTGACCTGCTCGCTCAGGGATTTGAACAAGATAACATTCACCAGCAATAGAAAGGTTAAGAGCAGCATCGCGTAACAAACCGGCTTGACCACCGTAAGCAGAATCAAGACGCTTCAAAGCGCGTTCAGCAGCAGCAGCAAGACGCTCATCAATAACAGTGGAGTTTTTAGTAGAGACAGGAGTTTCGGCTGGATTCTCTACAACAGCGGCATAAATGCGAACGCGAGAAATGACGGAGGCAACAAGACCAAAAGCATACTTAAGTTCACCAAT